GGTTGTTCAGCAGAAAAAGTCTTGTAAATTGTACCATTTTTTAATTTAAGTTCACCAATAGACCTATTCCAGTTTTCAATAAGATCAGGGTCAATACAAGATAATAAACCTGATACACCCTCTACACAAGTATCTCTAGCATCTCCAAATGTTGGCGTAACTATGGCAATTCTTGTATTTGGTTTAGTTAATCCATAAAAGGCAATATCTTGTGCGCCAGTTCTAGTTTTACCCCAACCTCTACCAGCTAATACTAACCAAGTATTCCAATTACCTTTCGGTGTTCTCTGGTTCTCTCTGGCTGTCTTGAACCAATTCAGATGGTTTAGTAATATTTTTTGGTTCGGTAAACTTAATTTCGTCAAATACTCTTCTGATTTCAATAAGTTGTTTTGGTTCGTCAAAGAGTTTATCTCCGTCTTTTCCTGTAAGTTCAACATGATTTGTTTCTTTCCAACCTGCCTGTGTTTTTAGCCAAAATATCTGTGCTGTTACATTACCCTCTCTGGCTAATTTAAACAAAGATTGTGATATTACTGCATTTGCTTTAGCTTTGCTAGTATCTAATTCATCTCTGTAATGTTTTCTTAATGTGGGTTCTGATATTTTAAGTATTTTAGACACCAATTTTTGTGGTACTCCAGCTATGGTTAATGCTTCTACATTTTTAGCATCTTCATCTGTTTTTTGATATTCTGGTCTACCAGCATTATTTTCCATAGTTCCTTTTTTATATACGAAAAAAATTAATTAACCAATCTAAATAAGGGTTTTTAATAGTTTTTAGGGGTAAATATTAGTCTTTTTAACGAAAAAAATACATGTTCTATTAATGTTCTTAAATAAGGCGCTATTTTACTAGGTTATTTTATCTAATATATTTTAATAATTTCTAATAAAAACTATTTACAAATTACGATAATTGTATATAATTTTAGCATGATAACAAAAAAAGGAGAAGCTATGAAAAAAGACGAGTACATAAATAAAGTTGCTAATGATCTAATCAAAGCAATGAAAACTGCTGGTACAGATTTTATGTTACCTTGGATAAAAACAGGTATGCCTAAAAATCTTGGCAGAATTAAATCTAAAGACCCATACTATTATGGTATTAATAATTTGGTTCTTTGGATAGAACAAGACAAACAAAAATACTCATCTAATATTTGGGGTACTCTTAAACAAGTAACTGATGCTGGTGGTAGAGTAAACAAGGAAGAGATGAGAAAAGGTACACAAGTGGTTCTATGGAAACCTACTTCATACGAAGATAAGTACAAAGTAAATCATGGTGGTAATAAGATTGGTGACAAAAGAATTGTAAATTCAGTAATGATGCGATTTTTTTGGGTTTATAATTTAGACCAAACCAACCTTAAAAACCAAGAGGAAAAGCTAGAGGGTGCTAAAGAGAAAACAGATGTTGAAACTTATGTAAAAAATACAGATGTATCAATACAATATGGTGGTGACAGATGTTTTTATGTTCCAAGTAAAGACTTTATCCAAATGGTAAGTAAGGGTAAATTTAAAAAAACTGCTGATAGTAATGCTACACAAAATTACTATTCAACACTTTTACATGAATTAACTCACTGGACTGGACATGAGTCAAGACTAAAAAGAGATATGACAAGTACATTTGGTACAGATGGATATGCTTTTGAAGAGTTAGTTGCAGAAATGGGTGCCGCTATGCAGTGTTGTATTCTTGGTATTACTAGCCAACCAAAAAAAGAATCAGCACAATATCTTAATAGCTGGATTAAGAATATTGAAAAAGACCCTAAAGCAATATTCAAAGCTGTAGGTAAAGCAGGAAGTGCTGTTAAATACATAGAAAGTCTACAATAAAAAGAACAAAATTAAGCCACAATCTGTAATGGGTTGTGGCTTTTTTTTTATTCTGTTATAAAGTTTCACATGAAATATAAACCTTTACCCTTTTATTTAACTATAAAAGACTCAAAGATTCATGGATTAGGATTATTTGCTTTAGTTAAAATTGACAAAGATCATACTATAGGTATGACACACTTACAAGTAGAAAATGACTTAATAAGAACACCTTTAGGTGGTTTTATAAATCATTCAGAAACACCAAATTTAAAAAAAAAGGAATTTAACAACAGGTGGTTTATAAAAACTTTAAAAGATATAGAAAAAGGTGAGGAATTAACATTGAAATACGATTGGTATTCAGTTAATTAGTATTATGGATAATGTAAAGCTAGAAGATGTTTTACCTAAAACAGAAGATGTTACATTAACAGATATAAATTTAATTAAACCACACCCTGAAAATTATAAAAAACACCCACAAGACCAATTAGAACATATATCAAAATCTATTAAAGAAAATGGTATTTATAGAAATATTGTTATTAGTAACGATAATGTAATTTTGGCAGGGCATGGGGTATTTGAAGCGTGTAAAAGATTAGGTTTTATTAAAGTGCCAACACTAAAAATCAATATTAGTTCATCTGATCCAAAGGCAATAAAGTTACTTATATCAGATAATGAAATAAGCCATTTAGCAGAGATAGATCAAATAAAATTATCAGATATGTTAAAAACTATTAATGATAATAATACATTATTAGGTACTGGTTATGATGATATGATGTTAAGTAATTTATTATTTACAACAAGACCAGAAAGTGAGATTAAAGACTTTGATGCCGCCGCAGAATGGGTTGGAATGCCAGATTATGAACCAAGTACATTACCAAAAAAAATAATTGTTTCTTTTAAAAATGATCAAGATAGAGATGCATTTGGTAAAATTTTAAATATTCCATTAACAGAAAAAACTAAATCTGTTTGGTACCCACATAAAGAGCAAGACGATACAAAAAATGTGGAATTTACTGATGAATAAATCTAAATACCCTATTTATGTAATATCTAAAAATAGATTAGATGTTTGTTATACTGCTAAATTTTTAATTAAAGATGATATGGATTTTAAATTAGTAGTAGAACCACAAGAAGCACAAAAATATAAAAGTAGGTTTGGTGAAAATAGAGTTTTAATATTACCATTTTCTAATTTAGGTAAAGGTTCAATACCAGCAAGAAATTGGTGTTGGGAACACGCAAAGAAAAATGGTCATTTTAGACATTGGATATTAGATGATAATATTCATTTTATCTATAGAACATATAAAGGTAAAAGAATAAGATGTAAATCACTACCAGCTTTTAAATGTGTAGAAGATTTTACAGATAGATATGAAAATGTGGCAATAAGTGGTCTAAATTATTCTATGTTTGTGGCAGGTGGTAACCCTGCTTTTTATCTTAACACACATGTATATTCTTTTTTACTAATTAGAAATGATTTACCTTTTAGATGGAGAGGTAGATATAACGAAGATACAGATTTATGTTTACAAGTTCTTTCTGCTAAATGGTGTACACTAGCTTTTAATGCCTTTTGTCAAAATAAACAAACAACTGGTACTATGAAAGGTGGTAATGCTGATGAATTGTATAAAGGTCATGGAAGATTGTATATGGCAAATTCTTTAAAAAGAATGTGGCCAGGTGTTGTAGATATAACTAGAAAATATAAAAGACCACAACATGTAATTGCACATAGTTGGCGAAAGTTTGACCACCCTTTAATTAAGAAAAAAGACCTTAATATTACATCTAATAAAAATGAATATGGTCTAAATTTAAAAGCCAAAGATACAATTAAAAGTCCAGACTTACAAAAAATATACGATACTTGGCATAATTAAATTACTTTTTCTATTTTAGCACCAGCTTTAAATTTATGCTTTTGGTATCTATTTCCTTTATCATCAATAAATTCAAGCATATCACCAAACTCGCCGTGCCTTTTTAAAACAACTCCATTATAAGTTTCAGGCGGTATTATGATTTCTTTTGGTTTATTATTAATATCATCTTCAAATCTGCGTTGGCTTAACCAAGTTGAAATATGCGCTACGAATTGCTTATCCTTAACTTCGGCGCTATATCTATTAAATGCCTCGGCGATTTCTTCTGGAGATTGACCCTCGCACTCTTTAAGAAATTTTTGTTGCGCTAATTTCTTTGACCCTTTTTTTATTCTTAATAAATTCCAAAATTTATTAAAATCGTCAATATATATATTATTAGGTATAGGTCTAGGTATAGGGGTTAACGATTTGTTACTAACAGAACCATAACGAATTTCCATACCTAACTTACCAGCTTCTGATTTTTTCTTATATTTAGCTGTTAAATAGTCATATTCTTTGACTAATCTTTTATGAGTCCAAGTATTTTTATCTTTTTGTAAAATAAAAAATTCATTTAAAACTAAATCAACCATATCTCTACATTCATCTAATCTACATTGACATATTCTATATGCTGATTCAGTTGTGAATGGTTTTGTATTTTTAGTCCAATTAAAACAAAGCAATCTAATATAAATACCAATAGCTTCATTAGTTAAATGTACTGTTTCTGCCGCAAATGTATCTGTAAAGAGTTGTAATGCGTGAAATTTATCTACCACCTTTTCCATATATCCACCTTTTGTTATATTTTTGTTATTAGTAATATTTGGCTAATATCTTATCCAGTTGCTTTTTTAAACCATTAAAATCGCCTTTTAAAATATAATGTGGTGTTTCTAAAATCTGACTTTGTAAATACCATAGCTTTTGACTACTAGATAATGTACCTGACCCTGTTTTTAGTTCTATATATACGATTTTACCTTTTCTAAACTCTATTATAATATCAGGACAACCAGCTTTTAAACCCATATTAGAAAGTAATAATTTTTGCCTCTTACTTCTAATACCTTGATTTGGTACATGAAAAAAACGCATTTTACTTAATTTTTTAGATTTAAGGTAAGCTATTAATTTAATCTGTAATTGATACTCTTTCACTTTCTTAATTCTTTAATAGTTCTTTGTACCTTTTTTACATAGTCTTTATCTGTAGCAAATTTAGATATGTATTGAGTAAGTGATAAAACATTAACATAATTATTATCAAGCATTTTTTTACGCATTTTTCTAAATTCTTTAAATGCAGATGAATTATTAAGTATTTGTATATAATACTTTACACAAGAACACTTTGATTTAAAGACTTTTATACCAAATGTCTGGTCATTTGTATCAAATGGTTTAATATGTTTCTCTTGTAAATTCCAAGTTCTAATTCCAAATAAGTTATTACCCTGCTTTGCAAATCTAGATTTACCATAGTTTGACTCTAAAACTGCTTGTGCAATAATAAGTTCTGTTGGTATTCTCTCATATTTATGTAAACCAAGATTTATAAAATTTATACAATTTTTTACCGAAGATATAAATTGTTCATTAGTTTCATAATTAAATTCAGGTTCAAATAAAGCAATTTGTTTAGCTTCATTAATGTATTTGGTTTCTAGATTATATTCTATATCCCTCACTTTTAGATAATTTGGGTAAAAAGTACCGGCAACAAATACAACTATTAATAATACTATATAAAATAAACTACCAGTCAAAGTGGTTTTTAAATTTTTCATAAAGACCTTTTCTTATATTTTTATCAGGGCTTTCAGCACATAGAGAAAGTGCCTTTGCTATTGGATTTATCTTATAAAGATGCCAAAACATTCTTTCATTCATACCATGTTGTTCTTGATGATGTTCTATACAAAGTGGTACTACAAAGCTATCGCAAGGTTTCATACCAATACCAGCACCAGCAAAACGAATATGTGCTGATTGTACATCTGTTCTAGAGCAGATTGTACAAGGGTGTTCTGATACGAATTTTAGATGTATTTTACTTTTTATCTTTTTTGTCTTTTGATAAATCATGCATATCTATAACAGATAAGTCACGAAGTTTATAGATTATTTCCTGTTTTCCACCCTCGTTTTTACGAGTCTTTTCAGTATCTATAATTAGTCCTTGAAGTTTGAGTTCTGTAGTTCTTGGTCTGATAGTAAGTAAATTTTTATTACATCTATTAGCAAGTTCAGAAGTGGTAAGACCTTTAGGATAAACTTTTTCAAGTTCTAGTAAAACCATTTTATGTAATCTACCTAATTGTTTATTTATATCATCTGCCGCTTTTACAGAGGTTCTTACTTTTCTATGCCCTGCTTTATATGGGTATTTATCAAAATCAAATTCACCTTGCATTAATATCCTTTATATATTTATCTGCTTCTTTTTGATTTACAAAAAATCTACTACTAAAACCCCAATCAGATTTATTTAAAACCTTTATAAGTTTTTTTAATTTTACTTTTTTAGGCTTCTTACCTGTTTTTACTATATAAATATAAATATCAGCTTTAGTTGTCATATTTTTTTTAACCTTTGTACTATAGTTATAGGTTCACCATAATTAAGTATTTGTTCTGGTTTTGGTACAAAAGCTACCCACATTTTATCTCTTAACTTCCAAGCATTAGATTTTAAATTTGTTTTGGTTCTCATATAGTCATATTCTTTCCAACCAAATAACTGACTTGTACCTAAATCCTGAAAAATATTCAGGTAGCATATAGGTTCAATATTATCTTTATCAGGTTCAGATATATCTATCTGTCTTATATATCTTACTTTTTTTTCTATAGTCTTTTTCATATATTCTCCTATTTAGTTATACTGCCTTTTTATAGTAATTTCTAATAGATGTAAATAGTAATTATTAGCTAATATTTACTTGCTTTTTAGACTCATTCTAAACAATGCTCTTTATATTATACACTAATAATAACTAATAATATCTATTTACAAATATCACAAAATAGTTTAAAACCAAATCATTAACAAAAAAAGGAGTAAATATGAGAAGAATAAATATAAAAATAGACGATAAGATACATACTAAATCTTTTCTAGATGTTGATGAATTAGAACAATATCTATATGATGATTTAGGTTTTAGATGGGATCCGAAAACTATTGCTGATAAGATTTGGAATTTAAATGTTGGTTCTAGATTTGATTGGGACGGTTATAGGTTCTCAATAAATTCTAAAAGACGAGTAGCTAATCAGATGTATGATGGTTCAACTATAGGAGCTAAAAATGATAACAACTAGAATACTTGGTAAAAAAGTAACTGGAAAAAATATGTACCAATGTTTTGTAAAAGCATTAGGTTTTTTTCCCAAAGTAGACAAAACAACAACTTTTACTGATATTGAAAAACAAGTAAAACCTAAAGTTGTAAATTTACTTGGTTTACATG